CCTGAAGAAGCCACCACACCACAACAATACCAATGGCAAATTTAATTCTCATAAAAATGCCCAAATGAAGATACGGATGCAATAGAGAATGAACCCTATAAGAACTGCTGCTCCAAGAATGGCAACAGCAAGATCTTTCATTGCACACCGTACTGAGGCAGCATTCCAATACCGTAGTTTGCCAATGGATCGGTGGTAATCCTGTTCAGCAAGCCTGGAACTTGTTGCTGAGTGTTTGGCAGCATCCTACTTTGGAATGGTGAACTTGTAATTGCTGACCTAACCAATGGACGACCAGCAACAGTTGCCAACAAAGCAGGGTTACTGGCACTAGCAGCAGCAACACCAGCAGCACCAACATCAAGTGGGCTGATAACCGGAACACTACCAACCCTTGCTACGTTTTGGAAAGCATTTGGGAAGGCAGCAGCAGCATTGGATAGAGCTTGTAACTCAGAAGGAACAATCCTGCCAGCAGCAGCACGTTGACCCAACTTAGCACCAGATACGTCACCAGTAGCTGCATTCAATGATTTCTCAATGGTGTAGCTCTTAGCAATGTCCTGACGAGCTTGCTTGAAGTTCTTCATGACATCTGGTTGGTTGAAGTTTTGCAGGTTACGTTCTGCGAGATCTTCAAGTTGTTGAGAAGCAAACTTTTGCGCTCTTCCCAAGCTTATGCTTCTTGCATCGCCAGATGATAAGTTTGTTTCAGCATCACCTCGCAACCTTTTGATTTGCTCAACCAAACCATCGCCATCAAACCTAAGCTGTTTTAGGCCATTTAAGATATTGATCTCAGCACGAACATCAGTAGTGCTGCCAATCTTCTGCAATTCAGCTATACGCTTGTTGACATCGCCAATGAATTGACGGTCTGTGTAATAGGCAGGATTTGCTCTCAAAGCATCGTATGCCTGACCTTTAACATTGCGGTATTCATTCAAAACTTGAGGAGTAATCGGTGTATCAGGAGCAAGTCCCAAGGACTTACGAGCCTGAGCATTGATGACTTCCTGATTCTTGATGGATGCAACCTGACTTGTCTGTTGTTTGCCAGAAAAACCCTCAAGCAAACGATTCAAGATCGTAGGATTGACCTGTGAAGGAGGCAGTGTTGCACCTTGCTGGATAGCCTGTTGAGCAACTTGTTGTTGTTGCGTCAAAGGAGCTACCTGACGAGGTGTTGTAACAGCACCTACAGCAGCAACAGGAGCAGACAACAAAGCACCAGCAGCAGCTTCATTAGCCATGGATCAAGCATGGCAGTACCAAGACTACCAACAAGCAGTCCAGGACGATCCTGAGCCGTTCTAGCAACTCCAGTAAGGATGTCACTAATTGACTGAGTAGGAGCAGCAGGAGCAGGTGGAGTACGGGTTCTTCCCAAGTACTCGTCTGAGAAGCCAAGACTACCCAAGACATTCTGAATGCCTGTGTTGATCAAATTACCAGCACCCATTGCCAGTTGACCAGTGGTGGTTTGACCACGCAACACATCCATAGGGTTAAAACTTGCACGAACGTCTTGCAAGAACTGGCTAGGAGGTTGATTGGCTTGCTCTCTTACGCTGTCAACAATGTTGGTGACGTTAGGAGTCTGACGGGTTTGGGTTTGCTTTGGAGCAGGAGCAGCAGAAAACGGAACAAAGTCATCAGTTGCCTGTTGAGCAGGTGCTGGTGCTTGAGTAGCTTGTCTTGTCTGCTGAGGTGCTTGTTCAAATGGAACAAAATCATCGTCTGTGGTTTTAGACATAAAGTTTTGAACCTTCTTCACATAGTTTTGGGTTTCTTTGAATGGTGGAACACCACCATATCTTTCGACATTACCAGGACCAGCGTTGTAGGCAGCAAGAACCAACTCAGGAGAGTTGAATCGTTGGCTGAGTTGACCAAGATACTTCACGCCACCACGGATGTTGTCTGCCCAATCCATGCGATTAACGCCAAGTTCTTTGGCTGTATTTGCCATCAACTGCATTGGGCCGAAAGCAGTGTCTCCTGATCGTGTTTTAGGACCACGAGCATCAAACCTGCCACCAGACTCAGCTTCAATAACGCCTTGCACCAAAGACAGAGGAACCCCTTGGCGCTCTGCCTCTTGAGCAGCGAATGCAAAGATTTCGTCTTTAGTTGCCATTACTGACCTACTACGAAAATAGAACCATCGGGCTTCCTGATCTGGACTGCACCAGTTGACTTGCTACGACCTGCTGTAAAACCTGCTGGCATTACTGGAGCAGTGCCTGGAGCAGCACCAGAACGCTGCCAAGATTGAACTTGCTCAGTCAAGAACTGATTGACCTTTGGATGGTTGTAGATCCTTGGGTTGTCAGGAGAGTTAGCCCATGCAGTAAACACATTCTTTGGATCACCAGTGTAGTTATCCAAGAATCGTTGACGAGCTTCGTCTTTAGCAGCAGAAGCAATCTCAAGAGCAGACAAGTACTTGGTAACAAACTTAGGATCTGACACACCAGTGGTGGCTCTATCAACAATACCGCCTTCAAATGCGTTAGCGTTACCCTTAATGCTCTCCAAGCCCTTAAGAACGCCCTCAGAGCGAGTTTTGTTGAACATATTAACGTTGCCAACAAAAGAATCAAACTTGTCACCAACACCTGGAATCGCACGAATGTACGATGCAGCACTCGACAAAAACTCAGTTGCCTTGTTGGGGTCAAGTTGTTCGGCAGCGTTGTACAAGAACTCAGCAGAACGTGTACGGTCACCGACAGTCATTGCCTTATCCAAAGAGGTCTTGGTGAACTCGTTGTATCGCTCAGAAGCAGCACGATTGATTGCTTCTTGCTGAGGAGAGATCTTAGAAACTGCACCAGCAGGACCAACTTGAGGAGTTGTAGGCTGACCAGCACCTTGACTAGTTGGCTGATTAAGCAATGAAGATCGAGGAACAAAATAAGTCCTGCCATCAGCCCCAATGACTTGTTCAACTTGCCCTTGTGCCTGACCAACTGCCCTAGCACCTTCAATTGTGCTAACTGCTTGTGCTGCACCTGGAATAGCCATTTGCTGAATAGATCCATCAGGATTTACGCCAAGCATCGTGTTTGCAGAAGTTTCTGGCGCTCTTGTCAGAATTTGCGACAGCATATAGTTCTGCACAGGGTTGGCAGAATACATACCTGTCTGCGGATTAAATTGGCTTTGAATGCCATCCTTGGTGGTTGGCAAGGAGCCAACAACCCTTCCACTTGCATCGACTCGCAAATCACCTTGGAATTTAGGCTGCAATGCGGTCAAAGTTTCTCGGATTTGAGGTTGAGCAGGATTGCCAGCCAAACGCAAAGAATCAGTTAAAGCCCTTTGGAAATCAATTGGCGCATTCAAAATGTTTTGCTGATTCTGAGCGGCACTAATTGTTGGTCCTCTACCCTCTTGCCCTAAAGCACGTTGACCTGCTTGCATTGGTGTTGGTGCGTATTGCTCTAGAAAACTAGAGACTTCAGCACGTTGACGCTTTTTCTCTTGTGCCTCTGTAATAGCTCTTTGAGCAGTGCTGTATTGCTCAGGAACACTCAGAGCAGAACGCAGACCCATTGCAGGATCATTGCTCAACAAGGAGCCAAGCAAGAACTGAGTAGTAGCTTGCTTTTGAAGATCTGCCCTTTCCTGTTCTCCAAGACCAGTAAGAGCAGCGTTTGACAATAAGCCAAAATTGATAGGCATAAAAACTCCTTACAAGCCGAGAACACCAAGCAAACCTTGGCGTGAAGTAGATTGCTGCTGCATACCAGAACCACCACCAACATTGAGGCCCAATGCTTGGTTGATGATCTGTTGCTGCTCCAGTGGCAGATTGCGGATTGCATCCAACTGTTGTTGTGAGAACTGCTGTTGAATAGCACCGATATTTGCCAAGTTCTGAGCACCAGCAAAGCCCATCTGTTGACCTTGACCAGCAATGTTTGCAAGTTGACCAGAAGCACCTAAACGCTGTTGGTTTGCAGACAGACCAGCTTGTTGGTTAGCCAAGTTAGCTTGCAAGAAGTTAGCAGCATTGGTCAAGCCAGCTTGTTGCGTCAAACCCGCTTGTTGAGCAGCACGGGCATTGATAGCTGCTTGGTTAGCCAAACCTGCTTGGTTGAAAGCAGAAGCACCAAACTGAGCAGCTTGGTTCTGAGCAGCCAAGTTAGCCAGAGCCATTGCTTGCTGATTACCAGCATTGAATTGACCCATCTGATTCATGGCAGCAGCATTAGCCAAAGCAGCTTGGTTAGCAGCAGCACTACCGAATTGACCTGCTTGGTTCAAAGCTTGCTGATTAGACAATCCAGCTTGTTGCAAGTTACCAGCATTGAACTGAGCCATCTGGTTAGCAGCAGCAGCGTTAGCCAAGGCAGCTTGTTGAGCATTCTGTGTGTTCAACTGACCAACATTCAAGTCAACGCTTTGGTTGGCAAGAGCAGCCCTCAAAGCGGCATCCTGGTTGGCTTGTGATGCAGCCAAACCAGTAGACTGATTAGCCAAACGAGCTTGTTGCTCAAGTTGAGCATTTGTAAGGCCAAACTGAGTATCTACACCTTGATTGGCAAGAGCAGCACGTAAAGCAGCATCTTGGTTAGCAAGACCAAACTGACCAGCCAACTGCAAAGCTTGTTGAGTAGTAGCAGCATCTTGGGCTTGGTTAAGCTGTTGAGCTTGCATTGCACGAGCAAGATCAGCCTCAGAAGCTTGTTGGGCAGCTTGAAAGGCGGCAGCATTTTGTTGTGCAACCAAACGAGCAGCATTCTCACCAAAAGCACGGTTAGTTTCGGCTTCAGCAACACCCTGACGAGATCCGCCAAAAGCCCTTGCAGCAGTGGCTTGTGCAGCAGTTTGCTGTTGTTGCAACTGTCGTGAACGCTCCAAATCCCTCAAGCTTTGCTCAGTAACAGCCTGAGTAAATGGATTCATGTACTGCTGAATGTTCTGGTTCAGGAAGGATTGAGCCTGAATATCACGAACATTCTGACGAGCCTGTGGAGCAATCTGTCCCAAAGCCTCAGAAGCCACTTGAGCACCACTGACACCAGCAGCAGCAACATCACGAACACCTAAACGATTGGCTTGAGCAGCAGCAATTCTTTCAGCTTCAATCTGTTGAGCAGCAACATCACGAATGTCACCTCTAGCCAAAGCAGCAGCTTGTGCACGTTCTGCTGGACCAGCAGTTTGACCACCAAACTGAGCAGCCTGATAGCCTTGAGCAGCAGCAGTAGCAGCAGGACCAGCAGAGGCAAACTGACCAGTTGCAGCGTTATAGCCTTGTTGAGCAGCCAAAGCAGCAGGATCTACTGTTGCACCAGCATAATTTTGTGCAACTACGTTTTGCGGACGATACAAGCCAGCAGTTGTTGCCAAATTAGCAGAAGTATTAAGTTGACGCATTTGCTGACTATTTGGATCAGCAAATTGACGGTAGATGTTGGCTGCTGTTGCTTGATCTTGGTTGAAATCAGCAAACTGTCGGGCTTGCAATCCTTCAGCGACACCTGTTGCTCGGGTTACGTTTCCAAGAAACGCATCACGCATTGCAGGATCAAGCTGCTGCGTACTTTGGCTGCTACCACCAGACATAATTACACCTCCGTTGAAAGCCAATAATGTGTTGGCTTCATGTTGAATTTAGTGACAAAAGTTCTTGACCAGCCTTTACGCCCTGTTAAGGTGATCTTGCGGCATCCCATGTATTCAGCGAACTTCTGAATATGGGGGGTTAGCGTTTCTAGTTCCTCTAGATTGCCACCAGCCAAAAAAATGTGCAACACCTTCATCCTTGGAAAGTTTTGCACTTGCGTCACTACAGCACTGTTATTAGTAGGCCATAGCTGCATTGAACCATCTGAGATGCAATCTGCTACATCTTGAATGTTATAGGTGTTATCGTATTCTAAGGCAGGTTCAAGTATTTTCTCTACTTTTTGGAAAAGCACAGCCCATAGTGGTAGTTCACCATTGAGCTTGTACTTCTCATAATCCATCAGCGCATACTTCCAGGCTTGCCATCAAAACGAATAACACCTACTCGCCAATCAGTTAGATCAACACCCTCAATCTTTACAGCCACTTGTCGTCCAGTAACACGTACAGATGTTGGTGAACTCATTGAATATGGTCCGTGGTTATATTCCACAGAATTGGGGTAAAACTTGGTGCTTAGACGGGCTTGGACATTGCCAACAGTCTTTTCATCAGGAATAAGTCCAGTAAGACTCATCAATCTGTCACCAGCACCCAATTCAACAGGACCAGACTCAGCAAAGACACTCTGTGAGTCGTAGTTAAACCCTACCTCATGCTCATACAGATAACCGTCTGTAGACATCATCAGTGGGTTTGAGAAGATTCCACGATCAGTACCGCAAGTACGAGCCAAAGTACCGATAGCCCAATGGGTTTCACGGTAGTTGTAGGACACGTAAGAGTCCACCTCGTTTGAACCAGCACTTGGGTAGAACCACCAGATCTCACCAAAAGATGAGTTATGAACGCAGTAAACCTTGGAAGATTGAGTGTGATTTAGGTTGGTAAACACATAATCACCAACATCAGAAGGCAAAGGCTTTACAAAACCATCATAAATCCAGAAACCTGAACCAGACATCCAAATACAGGCATTATCAGTAGCAGCAACAGCTTGCTTTGAAATAACACCACAGCCTGTACCAACACGCTCAAAACTATAAATAAATGGTGGCCCAATGTATGTTGCTGTATGGACATCAATGTCTGTAAACAAGATGGTTGAACCACGAACCCTTTTGGCACACATCAAGGAGCCAATGGTGGTCAACTCAAAGTCACCAGCTTGGTTTGTTGCGGCAGGAGTCCAAATGGTGTTGTTTTCTTGATCACACCAAGCAACTTTACGAGGATTGCCACTTGCACCCAAAGCAAAGATAAATCGCTCTTGGGTAACAATCAGACCTGTACAGCTTGTTGGGGCATTGGTAATAGGAGCAGCATCAGTACTCGTATTCAACTGCCACTCAAGCAATCGTCCATCCTTTGAAGAACAAGCAACCAGATATTGACCAAATGTATCCATGCTCCAGGTAGTGGCAGGAGTGTATTGACCAAGATCAGGACGAGCTACACCGTAAGCATAGTTGCCGTATGTACCGTATCCATAACCAATCTTGAGTACAGCATTGGCATCACCAGCAACCAAATCGTTAGGGGAAATGTCAAAAACAGATCCACCTTCGTTCATTGCATAAAGGTGTGTATGTGTACCAATTGCGATACGTCTATTGTTGGAGTTATCACGCCAGTTAAGCAGACCACGAGCAGATCCACTTAGCTGAGTCGTAGAACGCTTTCTCCAGCCACCAACAGGCCTTAGAGTACCCTCGTACCACCGAACCAGATTGGAGTCGTTCCAGCGTCCTTTAGATTGGTATTCAGTACCGTTCTTGTAGACACCTGGAGGTATTTGAAGTGGGATGTAGGCCATGATGTTTTATTGGGTTGGCAGGTTAGACACAAACGTCATGGTAGCAATTGCTGATGGCACTGCTGGTCTTGTTGGGCTTGTGCTAGTTGGGAACTGCTCCAAGCTTACATCAGTGCTGGTTGTTAGCCACATGATTTCAACATAGTCGTTGTCTACCATGCTCACAAAAAAATTCATGGCTGCAACCAAGTGGCTGGGATCTCCAGATGACTTTCTAGCTGGGATGTGGAATCGGCTGTTGCTGTTGTCAATGTTGACATTGTTCTTTTTGAACCAAATATCAATATCCTGTCCATCATTGCCAGCGTTTTTGAACTGGAAAGAAAACTGCAAGTTCCAGATACCAGAATCAGCCACAGTAATCCTACTGTTGCTCACCATCGTTACACCATTAGAAAAGTCTGTAGTGTTGAACGTCACAGCATAAGCTGTTGTAGTGTTGGCAGCAGTTTGATCTGTAGAGTCCTGAAAAGCCCCATGAGGTGTATTAAGGAACTTACTTCCTCTAGGACCAATCACGGAGCCAATAATGTTGACCAGCTTGGTAAAAAACAACCTCAAAACTGCATTATTTTGATTCTGCACATTCTGAGAATAGACAGGGCCTGACAAGCCTAAAGAAGGCAAGGCGGGGTTGTCTAGTTGTTGTTTTTTGTTAGCCATTACTTTTTAATCAAGCTTTGCCATACAGCACCAGCAGCCACCACCAAACCACCAATCCAAAGAATAGGCTTGGCAGCAGAAGCAACCCAACCTAAAACTTTGACAGCACCTTGCATGGCATCTATAGCCTCTACAAGACCTTTTGTGTTGGCATCAATTCGATCAACCTTGCTCTCAACAGCAACTAGTCGATCATATATTTGCTCATGACTTACATCGCTCATGGTGTTTCAGGCCAGTTAACAGTCCAGGGGAAACCTTGTTGACCAGTAATGTCACGCAAGGCTTGACGATATGTAGCCCAGGCAGCTTGATCCACTGGAGCATCAGCAACCTGTGTCCAATCAGACTTTGCCAGCTTTGAGTTGCGGACATCGCGCACCTCTTGCCGTTTGTCTAAGTCTTTCTTTGCGTTGAAGGCGACAAGTTCCTCGGCTGTGTACTTGTCAGACTGCACCCATGTCTGGGTCCAAATGCCATCGACCAATACTGGCTGGCTTTGTGTGATGATTTTCAACTCGTCTTCGGCAGGCTGGCTTGATGGCTGCACACGCACATACCCATCTGGAAGTGCTGCGACAAAGTTTGTCGGAAATGATGTATTTGGAAAACGCATTTTGATTGCGCTTTCTGTCAGCGGATACTCTGCCACTTGATTGTTTTCGATTCTTGCAAACATGATTTACTCCTGATTATTTGCCTGCCATGCTGGGGAAGGTGCGAGTACCGGGCCAGATGATGCGAATTGCGCCTTGACCGCCAGCAGAGCCAGTTCCATTAGTACTGTCATTTCCACCAGCACCACCGCCATAAGCCGCCCCAACTGGGGTGTTTCCATTAAATTTTGCTCCAGAGCCTGCTCCGCCTGCCGCTGCGGCTGCATTGCCTCCAGCGCCATTTATTCCGGGATAAAGACCTACCCCGCCACCGCCACCAGAGACAGCTGTGCCGCGAGAACCACCACCACCACCGCCGCCAGCGCCTGCGCCTGCTGCGTTTGTGGATGTACCAGAACCATTTCCGCCATTGCCAGAGTAACCTCCACCGCCGCCCCCGCCTCCGGCATAGGTGGAGTCAGACGATCCTTGATTGCCACCGTTTCCGCCGCCTATGGAGCCGCTAACGGTCGATCCAGTTCCGCCGGTTCCGCTTCCAAGTCCACCTTGCGCGTAAACAGACGCATTTGCAATTGATGTTCCATCAAACCATGTGTTACCGCCGTTGCCGCCCTGTCCGCCCCCCGTTCCGGCAGTACCGCCAGCACCGACAGTCAGGTTAATTGTTGCTCCCGGCGTAACAGCAAGATTGTTGTAGTAACGAACGCCGCCGCCGCCTCCAGAAACAGCAGCATTATCGGTTCTCTGGCTTCCACCACCGCCACCAATACAAACAACAGAAACAGAAGTCACTCCTGATGGAACTGTCCAAGTGCCAGAGCCGGTTGTTGTAATGCTTGCCTCATTTGTGTTTTCAGAAGTACTGGATGGGTACTTGTTTGCACCGATGACAATACGCACACACCCCGGTGCGCCGGGTTGACCGTTAGAGTTGCCATAAACGTCATCACCATAGCCACCGCCGCCACCACCACCAAACATAGCAGTGCTATCTGGCCCGTTGTTTGTTGTAAATTGCGAACCATTCGCGCCAGTTGTTCCACCAGAACCTCCACCGCCTCCTTGCGGATAACTTACGGCCTCGACGCCACCAGCACCGCCAGAGCCTGACGAGCCTGAGCCGTATGGGTTTACTCCACCGCCTTGTCCGCCATTACCATATCTAAGGTCAGTTGGCATTCCTCCAGAAGCGCCTGCACCGCCACCACCGCCAGCACCGCCAGAGCCTGACGAGCCGACAGATCCATTGGTTCCATTTGAATTGCCGCCTGCACCACCATCACCTGAGTAACCGCCAGCGCCTCCACCCCCGCCGCCTCCTTCTCTGCCAGATACTGGAGCGCCTCCACTGCCGCCATTGCCGCCAGAATACGATCCTTTACTGCCACCTGCGCCACCAGTTCCGCTGCTCGAATTATTTCGGCCTCCAGCCCCGCCGCCTGCGCGTAGTAAATCTGTGGCTGATCTCTTTATGTATGAATCACCACCGCTAATTGTTTGCAGCCCACCTGCACCAACACCAATGGTTAGCGTTTCTCCAGGGGTAACAGAAATGGTTGCATACGTTAGAGCGCCACCACCCCCGCCACCACCACCCCAATCTGCAATCGAATCGCCGCTTGCACCGCCACCTCCGCCACCAATACAAAGGGCGCTAATCTGCGTAACGCCAGATGGAACCACCCAAGAAAATTCATCTGTTATTTGGAATGACCCGCCAGCTTGGGCTTGATCTCCTTGCCGTCCCGGCGCGTAAAGCGCAGGCAGTCCATCGAGTGGAGATCCAGTTTCACCAGAAGTATTTGAACTAAACATCAGTTACCTCACACGGTGTAATTCTGACCAGCAACACTGCCAAGCCAGTTAGAACCATCAATGGCTGTGAAAATGAATTTGTCAACTCGGTTTGCAGTGGCGGTCAGCGTTGGCGCAGTTGCGCTAGGCCAATCAACAGACGCAGGCCATGTGACTGTGCGTGAACCTGTTCCATCTTGTTTCTGGATCAAGATAAACGAACGACCAGCCACTGGCGTTGGGAAGGTATATGTGCAGTTGCCTGTCAATGTAAGATACTGAACAGAGCCATTCGCAAGATCAATGGTGTATGCAGTTCCAGTGTTGGCAGTCACAGTTTCTTCTGTGTATCCGTTGGTGAACGTGCCGTTTTCAATAGTTTTGTTAGTGAGAGTCTGTGTGGCAGTTGTTCCAACCACGCCAGTCAGAGTGTTGTCAGCAAACGTAATCGTCTTGTTGGTAAGGGTTTGTGATCCATTGAGTGTGACATCACCAACACCAGCACCAATCGCTGTACGGTAATCTGATGCACCCAAAGATGAAACAGTGTTATCTGCGTTGAACCGTGGGAAAGTAACTGCACCAGGGTTTGACACAGTAAACAGATTCGCACCAAGAGTGGTAGCACCAAGGTTTGTACGTGCTGCTGATGCTGTTGATGCACCAGTACCACCCTTGTTCAGTTTCAGTACTGGACCGGAATCAAACAAAGCATCAATCGCGTCTAGATCATCATTGATCTTGCCGCCCCAAGTGTCAGTAGATGCACCAACTTCAGGCTTAACTAAGTTTAGATTGGTGGTGTTTGTATCAGCCATGTTTACCCCTAAGAGACATTAGTCCAACTTGTTGAATTGTCTTGAATCACAGTCCATGATTCAGACACATCAACCTCTGTTTCCCATTTCTTTCTAGCATTGATTACAACACTAGAAACATCAATCATTATTACTTCGCCTGGACGTTTGCGATTGTATTGAATGCTCAAGTTGCTTTCGCTAACTATGACAACATTACCAACAGCATCCAAGCCACCAGCAACTGTCATTTCTGAGTTACTGGCAATCGAAATCGATGAAGTAGAAATCCTTACCGCATCTACGGAGACTGAGCTAGTTGAGGAAATCTCAAACTGAGCATCTTTTATCTTGTCTCCAGTGATGGTTACGGTAGATGTTGCCTCTATTGCAAGCGCACCTGAGTACGCTCCAATGGAGTAACGACCTATGCCGTAATCACCACGCCCGTAAGCAGCCATATCAGCTCAATGTGATAGACAGACTGTTTGCAGGAATGCGGAAGATATCTCCGTCATTAATTGCTTTTGCAGTGGTCAATGGAGCCCATGCAATCATGTTGCCACCAGTAGAAGCATCAAAGATTGCTGCCCAACCAATTGTTCCCCAATTACCACCAGAAGCAGCATCAAATTCAATAGCTGCGGCATTGGTAAAGGTTGTTGCTGTACCACTACCGGAAATCGTTCCTGTGGCTTTACGAGCATATCCACTACCAGACACCTCAGTGCCACCACCTGTGTCGCTAGGTGCAGCAGTAAACAAACCCACAAACCAAGCAGTTGGACGAGTTGCTGACGATGTTGTAAACAACCAAGTCAGAGCAAGGTTCTCTGTGTAATTTGTAAAAGATGACATTTATTACCCCAATGATCGGGCACGGACAATAGGAGTTGAAGAAACAGAAGCCCTTTGATCTGCTACTTCAATGTCGCCCAATGAGTTGGCATATAACTGCCCCCAAATAGCAACACGTTCATCGTCTTTTAGGTACGGCGTAGCTTCTAACAAAGCTCCGTACAAGTACAAGTCTGGGGCGTAAAGCAATAGCCAGTTGCTTGTGTTTGAATCACTCAGCGCAGGAATCTTAGCATAATACGTAAGCTCTGCGGAGTATGTTGTGTCTGGGGAAGGAATGAACTCTAGCTGGCTACCAGTGATTGTGTAATACAGTGGTTGCCCAGCAGCCATAAAGCTTGTGGCTTTGAGTTCGTCACCGTAAGCTTCAGTGACAAACTTCAGTCGAACAATAGGATCTGTGTTCAGTTGAAACTCTTTGGCTTGCAACCAATCAGAAGGATATGCAAAGAAGGACGTTTCGATTTGTCCTTCTGCACGTTTGATCATTTGACGCAGACGCAGTTTACGGTTGAACTTAGCCTCAGCAAGAGCAATAAAACCAGGAATGACTGATGTCAGATCACTCCGGTTTAGATAATCCGCTACGGTTGATTTCAACTCTGCGTATGTGTCAAGTGCCATTTTCTACATCCCTACACGCTATTGTGTGTTCATGCTTGAATTCAAACGAACCAATGTGATGTACCTCTTTTGAGAGATCTTGGTCGATATATGTTTTTGTGCCGTTCTCAGCGGCTCTGCGACAAAACCAGACATCTTCGCCCATGTAGTCTTGTGCATTTGGAACCCAAGGGATAGCAAACCAAGGATATTCCATTGTCTTGTAGACCTCGGCTTTGACGAGCATTACACCCATACCGCAGTAATCTACATCAACCAATCCGGTTGAATGGTCTTCAGTATATACCCTCTGAATGACTTTGGCATCCTCATCTTCCGTATTTTTCCTTACCGCAATAGGTTCAGTAGGAAATCTACGCTTTGCATAGTTAGCGCAAACAATGCCTGTATCGTGCTTCAACAGACGGATGATGGTGTCCTTGGGAAACCGCATATCGCTGTCAAGCCACAGCGTATGAGTACAACCAGCTTCAATGGCTGATTTAGCCAAATCCTGACGTTGTGCTGACAACAAAGTGCCAGAGCTTGTGTACAAAACTACCTTGTGGTGAGATGTACCCACCGTAAAACCAACCAAACGTGCCAGATCATAGGCAAATCCAGCGTTAACAAAGTCCCGTGTTGGGATTAAAACCCCAATGGTCTTACTGTCCATTAAACTTCTCCAGGTCGTGTGCGAAATGCTCGGTTGTCAGGGTCGTTGAGCCAGCGCTTCATATAAGCTTGGTCATCAAGTTTGCCTTCTGCTTTCATTTGATAGTAAAGAGCCATAGGGATGGATGCAACGTGGTGCAGATCTCCATTCCAATTTGCTTTCTCATCAAACGAATTAAATTTCTGTTTGTTGTCAGCAACGATATTCGACACATCGATGATTGTCTCAATCACCGCTTCATCTGTAGCATCGTCATAGTGCCACAGCTTTTTTGTTCCCATGATGGGATCAAAGTCAAAGATTTTGGTTGTCATGATCGTAGTGGATAAAAAAAGGGTGGGTATTTAGCCCACCCTTTTTGATTAGGACTGAATTGTGCTATTCAGGTCATAGATAGCGCCGTGGGCCTTCTCGTTCTTAACCTTCAAGCCCCACTCAACCAACAGCATGCGCTTCTCAGCGTCACCTGTCTTGGCGAGTTCGACTGTCTGGAAAGGACGCAGGAAGGCAACGCTTGCGTATTCAGGATCAAGCACAAACACGTCACGCTCACGCTGGAAGCGGTTAGCAACAATGCTCACGTTACCAAAGTCGGAAACGTAGATGTCAGCAGCACCGATGATGGTCGATGGCTTAGGACCTTGCACGTTGAAACGCTGACCAGCAATGCCAGCCATCTTAGACAGGTTCTGCTTGTTGACAGGACCAGCCATAACGATGGAAGGAGAGCCGCCTTGTGTCCAGACCTTCTGGATAACGTCCTTCAACAACACTTCGCTGAACGAACGCAGGTCGCCAGCAGTGGCATCTGTACGGTCATCAGTGGGGATGGTTGTGTAAGAAGGATCGCCACCGCCTGTACCCTCGTTGGTGTTGGTCTTCAAGAAAGCCAACAACGCACCAGTTTTACGGGCTGTGGAATTGTCGCCAGCAGCAGCGGCTTGGTTAGCCAACATTGTGGCTTCCATGTCACGCTTGATCTCGGCAGACTTCTTAGCCATTTGATAGCTCAGTTCGCTACGGCGACCAGCTTTGTCAACGGCTTCCAAAGTGCCAGCGATGATCACGTCCTTGCGGCTGATCTGGGTGTAGTTGCCCAAACGAACTGTAGGAGTTGCGGCTGTGAAGGTGGTGATGTCGTCGCCTTCGATCTGAGCGTTAGTAGTAACCGCAGATGCGAGGTCGTCCGTTTGCCACTCAAAGAAAGTATTGGTAACGTTTTCACGACCAATGTTGCTCATGAATGGTGTCTCTTCTGGCGAGATCTGGTAGATCACGTTGGAGAGGTCTTCCCGAATGCCTTTAGCGTCATATCGGGTATAGGTGTTGGTAATTGCTGCCATGATAAATCCTCAGATAAACTTTTCAAAAAGGGATGCGGCATCTCTGACGCTTCCGGTCTGTGCAAGACGTTTTTTTGCGTTATTAATATCACCAGACTTGGAACTCACGCTACCTGCTGAACCTGGAGTTGCCATACGTGGTGCTTTTTTAATCTTCGCCTGGAGTTCTGGACGTTTACTCATCATCTGGTCATACTTCCACGCCTTATGGAGTGCAAGCAATGCCCGTGAATCAGTAATGCCGTTCAGTTCCTGCTCGGAAAAGCCCATGCTCTGACCGTATTCCAACAAAGCCTTTCCTTCTGCTTTTGCTTTCTCAGGAGAACTCCACTCTGGAATTTTCTTCTTCAAAGCTGCGGCTTCTTCAGCCAAAACAGATTGGATTTGCTTTTGTGCTTCAGCTTGTTGCAATTGTTGTAACCGCATCTGCTCGGCTTGAATCGCATATTTTTGCTGCTGACGGCGCTGATGTGATGTCCATTGACGGGCATATTCAGTCGGGTCTTCAACTTCTAAGCGATTCCAATCGGGCTCTGGTGGTTCAAACTCCTGCAATTTTTGCTGTAATTGCCCCAATATCTGAGCATATTGCTCACGCTCTCCACGTACTTGCTGAAACTCAGACTCCACAAGTTTGCGCTCTTCTGCTAGTTTCTGCGTTTTCCGTGTGTAGTCAGCTTCACGTTGATAGCCTCGGATCAGCTCTTCCTTTGGGACTTCGATTTCTTTGCCATCAACTTTGACAACAAACTTCTCGTCCTTGGGGGCTGGTTCTTCGACTTCTTCGTCTTCGCCTTCTACTTCCTCGGAGGGTTCTTCTGCTTCATCTTGCGGCTCCGCAGATTCCACCTCTTCAGACTCAGATTCGGATTGCTCCTCCTCCGGTTGCACCTCTGCACCAGTGTCAACACCCTCTTGAGTGTCTAGCATGGATGCAAAGCTCTGTGCTGCTTGGTTTACTGTAATCGAACCGACTGCTTGTGCGTTATCGGACATATTTACCTCTTAAATGATTTATGGATTCTTACGGGGACGACCACGAGTTCTTGCTAAAGCCACTTCTGCCATCTTTCCCGTATCCATTACAGAGCGCAGCTTAGATCGCAGAATATCTACCGTGGTCAGGAGCAAATACGCTTGCTCTCTGATAGGACCCTCCATTAACTTGGAGGCCCGAATCTCACGGTAACAATCATCCTCAATCTTTTTCAGCATTTCTACCAGAAGTTCGTCCTCTAGTAGAAGTTTTGCTCTGTCACCTCTTGCGAGGTTAAT